GTCACAAGCGCACGACCCGGCAGGTATCGCCTACTCGCATATACCAGTGTTGCCGACATCCCAACTGAGCCAGTCATCACGACCGTGATAATCGGGGGCGCATCACCACCATCTCCACCATCACCAATTGTCGATCCGCTGGCCGATGCGCTCGGCGGTATCTACGGCGGATCGCAGGAGCGAGACAAGGCCGCAACGCTCGCACGACTGCTGACGCTCTATCGGGCAGCGCCTGCGACTATCCGGTCACCGACGATCACGACCACCGAGCAGCTCTATGCCGCCATGGTCGCCGCTCGCAAAACCGCTGGCATCGCTGACGCTGCCCTATCGCCCGTCAGAGAGCGTATCGCGGTCGAGTGGACCGCAGTCATGGGCGCAGACGATCGAGCCCTGACGCCTGAGCTACGAGACGCAGCAACCACACTGGCCGCGCGGATCGTAGCTGCTCTGGAGACCATCCGATGAATAGCCAGTATGTGCCGGGATGGGTAGACGATAAACAAGCCGTGGATGACATCGTCGCGACATGCGTCGATGCGGACATCAGTAGTACGCCAATCGGCTCGACTCCTATCGAGGATCTGCCCGATCACGTCTATCTCTGGGATCTAGCGCGCAAGGCTACTGGCGCTCTGTTGCCCCCACGCAATCAGGGCAAGGTTGGCTCTTGCGTTGCGTTCGGTACGGCGAGAGCAATTGAGTACACAATGTGCGCCGAGATTGTCGCTGGCGAGTCTGAGCAGTACATACCGCTCGCCACCGAGCCGATCTACGGTGGTGCTCGCGTCGAGGTAGGTGGTGGCAGCATCAAGGGCGATGGCGCGATCGGCGCTAACGCTGCGGCATGGGTGCGTGATTGGGGCGTGCTCGGTCGTGAGGAGTATCTGGGCATCGACCTGCGAGAATACTCAGAGTCTCGATGTCGTGAATACGGCAGCAAAGGTGTGCCCCTCGAGCTAGAGCAGATCGCAAAAATACACCCGGTGCGAGCCGTCACAAGAGTGCGCACATGGATCGATGCCAAGCGCGCACTCAGCAACGGCTACGGCATAGCGATGTGCTCGTCGCAGGGATTCACGATGACTCGAGACACTAACGGCATCGCCATGGCCGCTGGCACGTGGCAGCACTGTATGTGCCTATGCGGTTACGCCACCATCACTGGCCGCGAGTATGGGCGCATCGACAACAGTTGGGGTGCATCATCGCACACTGGGCCAGTAGGACCGGGCAGTCCTGGGCCCGAGGGATTCTATGCCTCAAGCAGCACCATCGAGGCGATGCTCAAGTCTGGCGACTGCTGGATATTCTCCAACGTCGAGGGATTCCCGCAACGTAAGATCTCATGGATCATATAGGAGGCTGATATGGTCGAGCACATCGAGCGAGTACGACGATTGGCACGCGGGCAGGAGGGCTGGTCTCAGCTATGCCTGACCAGCGCAACCACAGTATTGAGCGAGGCGCTGGTCAAGGCGCACACGTTGCAAGCGATCAAAGTTCGCCCCGGTCAGCCAATACCAGATCCGAAACTGCTGCGCGTATGGGCTGAGGAGGCATGTGATGCAATCCTTGCCGATCCTGAGTACCCAGACGGTCACGGGTGGCGCATGCTTGCTGAGTACTGCAATGACCTGATCCGCACTCATGTGCTCGAGGCAGCCAATGTTTAATGCCATTGCTCGCTGGCTCGATCGCCTGCTCACATCGCCCGGCGTGGCAGATGTCTATGGCGGCACTCCTAGATCTCCGAGATGGTCAGCGGTAAGGCGCAAGCACCTCGAGCAGCAGCAGAAATGTGAAGCCTGCGACCGTGTCACCTCACTCGAGGTACACCATGTGATGCCCTATCACCTGCATCCTGAGCTCGAGTTATCACCCGGCAATCTCATGACGCTGTGCGAGGACTGCCATTTCATTTTTGGTCATTACAGCGACTGGCGCAGCCACAATCCGCTGGTGAGAGTCGATGCCGCGGCATGGCTCGAGAGAGTACGATCACGACCACAGGGGTGAGTTATGACGCTGCCAAAGATCAGTTGCCTATGCCCAACGTATGGCAGGCCTCGCCAGCTCGAGCATGCCATCGAGTCGTTTCTAAGGCAGGATTACGCAGGCGAGAAAGAGCTCGTAATCCTTAATGACTACGGCGATCAGACGCTGATCTACGATCACCCGCAGGTCAAGATCTTCAACGTGGCAGATCAGATTCGGCCACTTGGTGCTAAGTTCAACCAGACCGCATCGCTCGCCACCGGCGACCTATTAGCGATCTGGGAAGATGACGACATCTATCTGCCATGGCGACTCAGCTACAGCGTCGAGCATCTCGACAGTAATCGCATCTACCACACGGCTAGTGCGTGGTTCGAGGAGGACACGCACAAGCTTACAGCAAGCCGCAATCTGTACCATTGCAACCTGATGATGAGTCGTGAGGTGTTTAGGTCGATTGGCAGCTACAGCGAGGTGAGAGATAGTGGATCGATAGACGTTCTGCTATTTGATGAGTTGCGCAAGAAATACGGCACCATCACGCAGGAGATTGAGGACAAGGATCGTTTTTACATTTACAGATGGGGCACGTCTGGCGGTTATCACGCCAGCGGTTGGAGCACCAACATAGTGAGCGAGATGGCTGCCAATCATCTGCGGCAGCACAACACGACACGCGGTATCGTCGAGCTCACGCCGCACTGGCCGTACGAGTACACGGAGTATCTCCCATGCGCACGCTAGATCAGGCATTTCTCGATGCGCTCAATCGGCCCAGTGACATCTCAGAGCATCTCGAGACCATCCGCTCGCACGCTGCTGGATACCAGCACGTCACCGAGATGGGCGTACGCGGTGGCGTGTCCACCTGGGCGCTACTATCTGCACGACCAAGACGACTTGTGTGCTACGACATTCTGCCAATCGACATGAGCGAGCATGCCCGCATCGCGGCTGAGGAGCATATCGATTTTGAGTTCAAGCAGCTCGATGTGATCGAGGCAGACATCGAGGAGACCGATTGCCTGCTCATCGACACGTGGCACACGTACAGCCAGCTCTGCGCAGAGCTACAGCTCCACTCGCCACGTGTAAGAAATCTTGGGCACATTATCCTGCACGATACCTACACGTTTGGCTACATCGATGAGCCTGCCTACCCTCATGCATCGAGCGCAGCTCTGCGATGGGGCAAAATGAGCGCTAAGCGTGGTCTGCGATTAGCGCTCACGGAGTTTGTCGATCGCATGCCCGACTGGCGCATCGTGCTAGATCACCCGCACAATAACGGGCTCACAATCCTGCGCAGATCAGCCTAGGATCTCACGCAGGAGCCAGAGCGACCAATACAGCGTCCAACCAAGGGCCGCGGCGAGCAGCCCGACGCCGCACCATGCAAGCGTCTCGTCATATCGTGTCGGTGGTGAGCGCTCATCCATTATCGTCTCCTGCAATACGAGAATCGTCTTTGGCCAGATAATGTGATGGCTCGATTGGATTATTCATTGGCCTTTAATTCCATTGCTTTGCCATTGCATCTGCAATCCCTCTGTATGTGGATGATCGAATCTTCCAACGGTTTTTAGACGGAGGCAGATTATTCTGGCCGCTGGCAGTCTGGTTCGCTCTGCGTGTCTTTGCGTCACCTGGCAGCATATCGGTGGGTGTTAGCAGCGGCAAATTTTTTAACCACAGGCAAGTCTTTTTGCTTGCATCGTGGCCAAACCACCACGGTTGAATGATCTGATCGGGCTTGCGTATGCGGCTGCTGATAATGCTGATCGGGTTTTCAATGGCAATGCGTTCGATAGGAGCATCCATTAGGCACTGTACAAATGCCAGCGCATCCTCAGTCAATTGCGGATCACGCAATCCCCGTGTTGTCCAGTGCATACCAGACACAGACAAATAAGTACAAGGCGGATGGGCTATCATCAAATCCCAACCGTCATTGATTATTTCTTTTACATCACCTTGAAAATGAGGACCACTCACATCCGTAGGTAACAAATCGCAACTCAAAGCTTCGTGACCAGCTCGAATAAATGCGTCTCTAACTGTGCCACTATATTCACACGCAATTAAAACTTTCATACTATCCTTTTCCTAATCTTTTTTATTAGCCTAAGACTTGTTTCGCCCAATCTTGAATCATTTCCTTGCCATGGCCCAAGTGTGTGATTGCTCATCGGTACCTCACGCACGCATACCAGCCGTTGCGACCACGGCTCACCGCAATCTCGATCGGTGTGCGCTGGCCGTAGTAGCAGCAGTTGCGGATCGCCTGCTGCGCACTGACTGCTGAGAAACCGACGCCCTCATAACGGTAGCTGCCGCCACGGTGTGCCATGCGCCCCTGCGCCGCGCTTGCGCTAGCGCTCTGCTGAGCGCTCTGGCCGATCATCAGTCCTGCAATTAACATCAAAATCACGGATCACCCCTCTCACCCAGTCCTGTACCATCAGTTGATCGCCCACGCGGACGACACAATTCAGCCTGATGGCATCTCTCATGCGCTTTATCTCGCGCTCGAGTTTCAATATGCGCTGATGCGCCTCCAGTAACCAATCTGCCTCATTGCTGGTCATATGTCGCCCTCAGCATCTCTAGGCATTTGATGGCCTTGGAGATATCTTGCACGCCATTTTTGAGCGTATGACGCCACACATACTTGGCCGCATTGCCAGCAAGGTATGCTCGGTATCCGAGTACACCGAGCCCTGCCAATTGCGCCCGAGCGCAATCGACATCAGAGCCATCACGCGGATCATAATGAGCCGGGTTGACCGGATCCATACCCCATCCTCCTAAGAACGCGCCTCAGGCGTTGTACTGCGTTGCGCCAGTTTCTTGACACTGCTGCCCGCACCTGCCCTAAGTCCTGAGCAGCAGACGCAAACGACTGATCACTCAGCCATGCTTGGACTGCATATCGTTCGTGCGGCAGACAAAATAGCAGAGCCTTGCCAACATCTCTAGCCACAACCATCGAGTTCTCTTCAGATCCGATGATGTCCTCATATGGAGCAGCTAGATCGTAGTCGCCAATCGTGCCCACTCGCATCGTTTTGCGACGCTCGATCTGGCGCTTGACGTGATGTGCGCGCTCACGCCTGACGATCTGGTA